ATTGTCTGCTGGTGATTATGAGGTTTCAATCTACAAAGCAATTTCTAAAACTGGTGATGAATACATGTCGGGAACGATCAAAAAAGCTTATGTAAGACAAGATAAGCCTATTGACGCACATTCCCAATCAAAGGGCAATGGTTATGCGCCAGAGTCTAATCATGTTGAGGAAAATGATGATGAAATTCCATTTTAAAATAACAAGGAAGTGTAGTTCAGTTGGTTAGAACAAGGCTCTCATAAAGCCTATGTCGTTGGTTCAAATCCAGCCTCTTCCACCAAATTAATGAAATATGGATTATCAACAAAAGCAAATAAGTAAAATCTGCAATAAATTGAGCAAAATGTCCATTGAGGATAAAAAAAATAAATTTAAACACTTGGCAAATTCTAGCAATAAAACCGATTTAGGAACTATATTTAAAGCTATCACAACCCATATAAGCCATTTGGGGAAATATGATAAGTTTAGTAGACCTGATTTAATTATTTCCTCGAGGCAAGTGCGTTTTGATATACCGATGGTTAATGAAGGTTTAAATGTAAAGTATGAACCAAACTATTTTGATAGCCAAGATTGGATTTATGAAGCGTGTTTGGATATTTATTTAGGCTTGCATGAATTTGGTTTCATGAATTATAAAAATAGCGCAATATACAATTGATTAACAAGAATTTCAAAATGAAAACCGAATACTACAAAGACAGCCTTAACCGCAAAATCATTGTTCATTATTTCAATGGCAATGCTCAAGTCGAAGTCGAGGGGAAGAATGTTAAACAAGTTCTTACTCTTGCTCGGCTTGATATAAAAAAGAATAGCGAAGGATGGAAATTAATTGATGGGGATAAATAAGTGGATTATAAGCAAGAGCTAGAAGCATTGATAAAAATGCACAATCTACTAAAAAAGCTTGACGACGCTGCTTATTCTAGAAGCATGAAGGATTTGGTTAAAACTATTAAATGGAAATTAAGGAGGGCTAAATATGAAAATAACAATACATGATGAGGTTAATAATCAGAAAATAATACTTGAAAGAGACGCGAACAATTTAGAAGAAATGGTTGCAATGCTTGAAGACGCATTGCGTGGATCAGGATTTAATTTTAAAGGACATTTGGAGATTGTGGAAGATGAAAAATAAGAACGCGCTTAAAAGTATAAAGGGGTTTGCCAATGGGAATTAATATTTTTTTCATCAGCGATACTCATTTTGGACACAGTAGTATTCTTAATTTTAGAGATAACCAAAATAATCCAGTCCGTCCCTTTGCAAGTATTGAAGAAATGAACGAGACTTTAATTGACAATTGGAATAAAGTTGTGCGCCCTCAAGATAAAATTTACCATTTAGGAGACGTGGCAATTCCAAGAAAAGGCCTAGATTGTCTTGCTAAATGTAATGGCGATAAAATTTTAGTGCGTGGCAATCATGATATTTTTAAACTCAAAGATTATACTAAATATTTCCGAGATGTTCGCGGATATGTTGTGTTGGAAAATTATTTAGCAAGCCATATTCCAGTTCATCCTGATTCAAAAGGAAGGTTTAAAAAGAATATTCATGGTCATTTGCATACTAATAACTTGGAAGATGATTTTTATATTAATGTTTCGGTTGAGCAAATAAACTTTACCCCTATCGCTTGGGAAGAGGTAAAATTAAAATGAAAATATATAAAAAGATTAAGACTCTTTCTATTAACAAAGCGTTTCAAGGAAGAAGATTCAAAACGCCAGAATATAAAGCTTATGAGGAGGAATTGCTCTACAATCTTCCCGCCTGTTTAAGCTTTCCAAATGCTCCTTATTCATTCTCCTTTGAGTTCGGATTTAGCAATAAAGCAAGTGATATAGATAATCCTGTGAAAATCCTAGTGGATATAATGCAGAAGAAATATGGCTTCAATGACAAGGAAATTTATCATATGACTTTTGAGAAGAAAATTGTTTCCAAGGGTGAGGAATACTTTAAATTAGAAATTAAAACTTTGTAAAAATAATGATTGACAATAAAGCTGCGGCAAAGAAACTACGTGGAAGACCTCGTAAAAAACCAGAAGAGAAATATACTCGGATTTATATTTCTAGTGATGCGGTAACAAAGAACAAAATAAAAATCATGAGAAAAGCAAACAAAAGATTTTGCTCTTCAAAGATTTTTCGTGAGGCAATAGAAAAGCAATTTGAGACTTTTAAAAAAGTTCGCTTGGGAAATGTTATAATTTAAAATTTATTAAAATGGTAAATAAAGAAGTTTGTTTTTCTGATTTAATTGGGAAAACCTTAGTCAAAATTGAAAAAAAAGATGACAAAGAAATTATTTTTACTTGTGATGATGGAAAAAAATATCTAATGTATCATGAACAAGATTGTTGCGAAAATGTCACAATTGATGAAATCAATGGAGACATGCAAGATTTGATAGGAAGTCCAATTTTACGAGCAGAAAAAAAAACTAATTCTGGAGAAGAAAAAACTAATTCTGGAGAATTTACTGATGAAACTACATATACTTGGACTTTTTACGATTTGGCTACAATTAAAGGATTTGTGCAAATTAAATGGTTTGGTTCGTCAAACGGTTATTATTCAGAGTCCGTTTCTTTTGAGTTTGCCAGCTAAAGATTAGGCAAATAATTCCGAAAGGAATAGTGGGGAAGTCCAAGGTTAGTTCCACTTAAAAGCAATGCTTGGAATAAGCCTGTGAATCAGGTCGTGTTTACTATACTACGTCTTTAGACGAGGTCAGAAGTAGGAAGTGATAGGACTACTCGTAAATATGCGCGCAATATTTACAGACCGCAATTCCAGAGTTGAAGTCGTTTAAGGTAGCTCCTTAATCACATTTAGCGGCTGCCCCAAGTGAGGGGTTGGTATAGTGTAGCGTAATGTCACATGAGACATTTTCAACTGGGGCGGAATCAGAAAAGTTCTGTAAAATTGCTTTTCTGGTTCTGCTTCGTGAGTTTTTTTATGGCAACGCTGTGGCGGAATAAGACGCACCCCTGCAACCATTAGGATATTACGCAGGGTACTATTAGTGCAGAGTGAAATTCTCTGCCAGCGTTGCTTTAAAAAAACTTAAGTCGGCACGGCTAAATATGAGTGCAAAAATATGCAGAGAATAGGAAAGACTTTCTAGATAACTCAAGTCCATATCTCCACCATAGTAGGTAGTCTATGTGCATGTCGGTTGCGGATAAAGGTCGAGATAGTAGTGGCGGAGTAATTACCGCAGGTAGGCTGTCGCTTTATCCGCTAATCGCGTAAAAGCCAGCCTTGGTAAAGATGAAGGCAAATTTACGAAGTCCGGACATTTGATTTATTACGTCGTTTAGGCGCGTTCTGACTTCGTTTTAATTCTTTTCCAAGCCAGATTAACCGCAGCCCATTGTAAATTGGGAAAAGCGTTTGAATGATGCTTCTTTAGCAAAGAGTTAGTCTGGCGTGATGAGGTATTAATTATGAAAAAACTGTTTTTATTGCACGAGAAAGGTTTAATCAATTTTAACGAGGCGGAATGAAAAATAAATTTCCAGCAATACTACTAGGCTTGACAGCAATTCCATTGTCAGTTTTAATGAGTCTAGCTATGAAATACGCGGGATTTGAAATAGCAGCTACAGCAGCTCCAGCAATACAAGCCGGAATTCAAATTGTTATCTCGGTTATTTTGGCGGAAATTTAATGAGGTACAGATGATTAATCGGAATTGGTAAGAGATGCTAAATCTGCTATTATAATTTGTGAAGAAGCTATGAATAGACTCAACAAACAAGGAGAAAGAATGACAAATAAAATGCCAGTAGTGGGGAAGAGAATAGTAGAAGCAGTAATCGCTGATTTTACTGACAGAAGGGGGCTTAGGCAAGAATGGGAGAATATTGACAAAGATATTCAGAATGAAATTCAAGAAGCTTGGTTGAAAAAGATAAATTTAATTTTAGAGAAAGAACTCCCAGAAGACAACTCGCAGAAACAAGGAGAAGTGCAAGAAGCTGCATCAAAAGATTTCATGGAAGGCTACAATGCTGGATGGAATGACTTTGGTTTTAAAAAAGATTATCGCTTTAAAGAGCCAGCAGATAATGAGCCGAAAGCAAACGAAACCCCCAATCCAGTTGACTTTAAGAATGAAGAAGTCAACGAAGTTGATAGGGCTTTAAAGGAGTTGAAAGAGGAAATAAATTATTTAGAAAATAAAGGAATTATTGATTTTGAAGCATATCTCAAGCTCAGAACGAGATCGCAGATTCTTGTCGATGCTTTGGAAGCTGAGAAAACTGTTATGTCGAAACTAGAGCCTAAAATCAACATTAAAGAAGAACATGTCGATCCAGTAAGTATTTGGAAAGATGTTAGTGAGTTGCCCGACGATTTTAAAGGAGACGTTATAATAAAAGATCGCGATGGTTATGTTAAAAATGACTGGCTACAAGGTGCGTCCAAACCTCATTTTGGAAAAGATTTTCTTAAATACAAATGGTGCTACTTGCATGACCTCATCAACTCGTTCGAGCAAATGCAGAAGGATATTGAGGAGCTTAAAAGAAAATAATTATGATAAAAAAAATAAAAACATTTTGGTCTTTTTACAAGAATTACAAAAATCAGGATTACAGGGAGCTTTTGCATCACTATAAAAGCTTAAAATATCATGATGACTTGGAGAAGTCAAAATAATGATTTGCTTTATTAACTGGCACAGCTTTAAGAAAATTGATAAAAATATCCATCACGATTTTTTAGTTTGTCAAGACTGCGGTAAAAGAAAGTTTAGATTTAAAGAATCTTGGATGCATGAATATCATTGGGTTAAAAATAATGATTTTTCTAAAAGACCAATAATTGAGGCTTGGATAAATGGAGCTTCTTATGAAGAAACTCGCGATAAGCTTTTTAAATAAGCCATTAAATCTCAAAACGCTTTGAGAGAAGGCAGCTATTAACTCCTAGATCGCCACAACCAAACACCAGTAATCGCCAATGTAATTCCAGCAACCCAATAGCTTAAATAATAAAGCACCCAAAGCCCAACAATTACAATCAAAGGCAGAAAATAACGCCATGTTTTCTCAAGTCCTAGTCTGTCCCATTCTGGTTGTGTTATAATCTTGACAAGGAAAGCCTTGGCAGCAGCTAAGAACCTTTTTGTAAGCGATTCTACTTCTACTTTGTCAATTATTATTTGATCGGGCGTTTCTTTAATTGGAGATTTCATATAAGTTTATTTTAAGTTTATTTAAATATTGTTTGTAACAACCCATTTTCCATTCACTTTTGTCGCAGTTCCAAAAAAGTTGCGGTTTTTAGATTCATCCATGCAAGTTTGAATATGCACGCAATTCCGCTCGACAAAGCATTTATCTAGGCTAACCTTTGACTCTTTAATTTTTAAAACAGCTTCGTAAGGATCAAGCTCCTTTACATTAAAATCACAAGCCAAGAATTGCATATGCCAACTGCTAGGCGCGCCACCAATTGCTTTGTTTAATTCAGCAGAGCGAAACCCGCTTGAAATAATGATCGGAAGATTGATTTTATCCCGTAACTCTTGCATTTTATCCGCAAGCACCATTCCAGCCATTAAATGGTTTTGATTTGGGGTGTTGTCAATTCCCTTCTGTTGTGCCGTGTTTGATTTTACAAAGTCTTCTGGCTTAAAATTAGGACGGCGTAAGTTTTCAAGAGTAAGCATTAGTCGTTACAATTTTCAAATTCTTTGCAATCAGCTTGCTCTTTATGAGTTAAGCTATTAAAGCATTTATTGCAAACAAATTTACAATTTGCAATTACCGCGTTTTCTTGTTCGGTGGAATAATGATTCCCTTCGTAAAAGTATTCCATGTGCGCGCCGTAGCATAAGTCCTTACTCGGATCGCTTTTTTGTGAGTTTTTGCACGAGTTTAGCGCGCTCATTATCAGTAAGCTTGCGAGCATCATCGACATATTTGTTTTTTTCTTGTACTTGTTTAGCTGCTTCTTCATTTTCCAATATTTCAATTGATTTTTTACCTTTTACGAAGCCATAAGCCAAAGCGGCTAGAATGGCACTAAAGACTGTCAGTAGTTGTTTTATCATGTTTTGTAAATTTATCAGCAATAGTTCCAAAAAGTAAAGCAGTTCCCGAATAAATTAAACTATCAAAAGAATCATCTATATTTGAGAAATTTGCAAGCAAAGTATCAAAATGAATTGCCGCATAAATATTTAAAGCAACTTTTCCCGAAAGTCCAGTGCCAATAAGAGTTACGCCAACAACTCGCTTAAGACTAAGCTTGCCGCTTCTTTCGCAAAGTATTGATAGTTTACTTTTTTTCATCTATCCGCCTGTTAATGTTTCTTATTTCAACATCACAAATCTTTGTGACTGTTTTAATGCCCTCATCAATAGATTTAATTAATGTAGCTTCTAATCTATCCATTCGCTCATAAACAGAAGTAGTAACATTCTTAAAATCATGCCGCACAATTGAGTTTTTGCCCTCGGCTTCTTTTAAAATTGCTACATCTTGTTCAAGCTTTTTGAAAGTGAGATTCCAAAAAATTTTAGCTACGACCACAATAGAAAAATTTATAAAGCCAAATATAAAAGAAATTAATCCAGCTATTTTGTAAAAAGAATCTAAATCCATATACTATTTTGAATCTTCTTCTTTTTGGATTTTTCTAATGTAAGAAACTATTCCAACAAAAAGGTCTTTTAATAACATACTCTCGCCAATACTTTCTCCAGTAATTGGATCAATCAATTCAAAAGTCTCTGAATCAATTTGTGAAAGACTTATTATTTTATCAAGATTATTTGAGTAGCCTTGAATAATATTAGTGTCACCTTCGGAATCAACAATGGCTTCGACTTCGCTAATCGTCAATCTAACTCTTTCAGATTCGGAAATTCCGTATCTTATGATGATTTCTTGACCTCTGATGAATGGTTTTGCTAAAGTAGTATTATAATTTCTGTTAATCATTTTGTTCCTTGTTTTTTTAGTTGATTAGAATGATTGATAACCTTGAGCATTAAAATAAACGGCTCCAGTTCCAGAAGCTGTTAAAGTAGCAACTTCTAACAATGTAGCAGCAGTTCCTTTTAGTGGAGTTGGGAATTTAATATTTGTAGTTACTCCAGTTACTACACTTGCAGCAGGTATTTTTGTTCTAAAAATAACAGTTCCACCTGCACCATCTCTAATTACAAATTCTGTAGCAGTATTTAATGATTCAGCCATGATAGATATTCCAGTTATGTAATTCCTAATAGAAGCAGCACCAGCGGCTTTTATTGTCACAGCCGTTGTTGTATTAACTATCCCAGAAGCAGCAGCCGCATATTGCCAATCGTTTTCTGCTGACCCAAATGGTTTTTGTATTTGTTGACCAGCGGTAGTACAAAAAACATCACAAGCATCACCTTGAACTAAAGTTGTGTCTAAAGTTGTGTTAACTTTACCACCAACCCTAACTGGTGAACCAGTTGATGCAGCAGAATGAGCAGTTTGTCCATTTGCCAGAGTTGTTAATGAAGTAATAGTTCCTGAAGCAATTACTGATGTTGTATTTAAGTTGCCAGCAGTATTTTGTGCTATTTGATTTATAGCTGGCGCAAAAGGCGTTTGCATGAATTTAGAAAACGCTTGTATTGAACCACCAGTTATTGTAGTAGCAATTCTTAAGCGAATATACCTAAAATTTACAGGCAAAATATAGCCAATTGATGATGCTACTGGTGTGATTGCAGCAGTTATTGGTGTTCCTGTTAAAATCAATTGGTTGTAAACAGCAATTGTTTGGAAGTTTACATTATCGTTTGATCCTTCAAAGATAAATGTTCCGCCAGTTGCTGTTGATACTACTTGGATCATTGCTGATCTGTAGCCAGTTGCGTCTGTTGCCGCTGCTCCTGCTGATGTAGATAAGATGTTGTTTACAACTGCTGTTTGAGCTGATTGACCAGCAATATATAAATCTTTTAAATCGCTTTGTATAATTGTCATATTTACTCCGAAACTCCGTTAAAAACTACAGCATTAATTGAACTGCCGCCGCCACCAATAATTGCTAAACGCAAAACTATTTCAGTACTGTTTGGAAGAGGGTGTAAACCAATAGTGCTAAAAATATCTCCCGTTGGATAATAATTTCCGTTAGGAGCTTTCCATTCCAAAGTAATGACTGCATTCCCAATTGTTCCGCTTATTCCTAAATAAGCTTTTTCGATAAGATTAATCCGAAAAGGAAGGCTATTTGCCGAACCTGTTTCCGATGTTGAAATTTGATAGGTTGCCATTTTTAAATGTGTTTAATATTAAATTTTAAACTGCTTAACGCTTTCAAAAGCCTTAATTAGCTTTGTTTTTTCCTTTTTTGTTTTAATCAAAATTTATAATAATTTTATTTAATTGCTCTAAAGTTGTGCAGGCAGCAATATCAATTTTCCATTGTTTAGCTTTCAAGCAATTCTCAGAAACATTTGCATCAATTGGGCGACCATATTTAATAAAAGCCGCTGCTTGCCAATCAGTACCTTCAAGATAAGTTTGACATTGAGCTGTTTTAGCAAGTTTAGCTTGCTCTAACTCATAAGCGTCAATCTCGCTTTGAGTTAGCTCCGCCCAAGAATCAAAGTAAGGACCAAAAGATTCTCCTTTGATAATTTCCTTTGTTTCTAAATTTTTTAAGTAAATCATTTTTGTAAAAATTAATTATAAAATTCCGTTATCAATCCAACCTTGGGTAAGAATTGTTACACTTGCCGATGCTGATGCTTCATGAAAAACTTGTGACGAAGTGCTGGTTGGGACAAAAACGTTCCCGCTCCCAGTAATAATATCAGTTGTACTTCCCGAACTAGCTAAATAAACACCATTCCAACAACTAGAAGAAACTGCTTGGTCGCTTGCGTCTCCTGAAAAAATTCGCAAACCGCGAGTGCTACCAGCAGAGGCGAAAATAGTCGCTGATAATATCGCGATTGTTTTTATTCCTAGAGGGGTAGATAAAGTTACTAGTGTTAATGTAGTCGTGCTTGTACCAGAAAAATCAATAACTGGAATCTTTAAAAAGAAATGAGTTCCATTTTGGAAAAATCCTAATATGTTACCACTTCCATCAGTTTTGACGCTTCCTACTTGTTTAAATTTAGTGTAACCACTTGGCAAAGTTGTTGGGGTTGTCGCTCCTGTCGAGAATAAGAAATCACTAGTTAAAGTTGTTGGGTTATAAATTCCGTAGCAGTGATACCAAGTTGAGTTAGCTTTTGATCCAGTATCTAAGCCGCCTTGATTAGTTCCAGCAACCCAAGCCGCATCTAATCTTTTTATCAAAGCCGTCGCAACAGCTTGTCCGCTTCCATCAGAAAATTGAAAAACTCCTGCACTAAAATCAATATCATTGTTAGCATCAGAAGCATTGTTTGAAATAGTGATTCGGGAAGGTAAATAAGAAATACCATAGGCAGAAGTACTGCTTTTGATTAAATTAGTGTTAAATGCTTGATAAGATTTTTCTGGGTTTAATAAAATCCAAGCAGTGTTTGCCGAGTTTCTTTGGAATTCTTAGAGTCCGTTAATCAGCATATCACTAGCTTCAACCGCAATTTCAGCCTTTGAAGCATCCAACTTTTTAATTACTGCATCACTTGCAGGAGTTCCAATACTGCTAATTTGCAAATAAGGGGTTGCTGTTGCATTTGTTGCAGCAATTTTAGCCCAGAAACGCATTGACGCAACATAGGCAGTAATTGCAGGGCTGGGCGATAAAGTGTAAGCATCAGCAGCACCGCCAGTAGTTCCTAAATAAGTGAATTGACCATCTTGTACTTGTCCAACATTGATCGAATCAGTGCGAGCAGAACCAACTGCTAGACCAGTAATTTTTTTAGAATTAAAAGGAATATTTGCAGAAATAGTGGTTTGACCATCTTTTGTAATACAATTAGAAAGACCCGTTGCGATACCATCTGTTTCTGCATCCATTCTTGATGCTGTGATAGGAATCGAATTGTTTTTGTCAGTTACCCAGTTGTATAATCTTACGAATGTACCTGTTCCATTAAATGCCATTATCGATAATACCTATTTTTAATTAAAGATGGGTTGTTTTGAATTTCTTCTTCTGAATAAGCAGGACGGTAGCCTTTTGCCTTTCTCTGATTGTTAACTTTAATTAATTGCGCCCTTATTTCTTCTTCAGTAAGATTTGTTTCGTCCTCTGCATTGGCATCCGATACTATACTAGGCTTATCTATAGAATTATTCCCTAAAATATTTGATAAAATGATAGGGTAATTATCATTAATAGCCTTCTGAACCAATGGCTTTTGATCTTCACCCGATTTTTTAACAATATTTTCAAGTAAATTAATGCTAGATTTTTTGTTGATAAATATCCTAGTTAGTTCTTCGGCATTTTTTGCATTTAATCCATCATAATGATTAATTAATGCAGTTTTAACTGCATGGGCGCCTTGGAAAGTGACTTTTGAACCAGTTGCTACAGAGGCGACCGTTCCTATTAATTTAGACAAAATATTGGGGTTAGTTTCAACCTCATGCTTATCTAAGCCATAATTCTTAATTGTCTTATTATAGCTAATCTCTTCTTTCATTTTTTGAGCAAATTCATTATATCTAGTTTCATCTTCTTTAAAACTTGCTTTTAATTGTTTTTGTATATGCTGACTAGTAAAAATCTTTTCAGCGGGAGCATTAGATTTATCAGCTAACTCTTGCATTCTTAATCTTTGTCCTACTCTAAATGCGTTAATCTCTGATTGCCCCAGTTTATTTAATTCTATTTTTAATTCTTCAGGAGATAGTTTATCGAATTTACGACCTAATTGTTGAGATTTTTGCACTGCAAAATCACCCGCATATATATTACGAGCTTTCTTATAATCAGGATTTAATTTATCTATTCTATTTACTAAAGAATCTTTATACATATTTAATTGTCTACCTTTGGCAGTAATTTTTCCAGTTACGCCATTAGTTTCTTTGTCTATTAAAACATCCAATCCTTTCTTTAGCATATCAACATTTCTTGTTGAGGGATTTAAAAGATCATTAGGATCAATTGTAATACCATGTTCAATCTGAAATAAATCAGAGGCTTCTTTAGCTGCTTTTCGAGTAAAATTAGGACGAGTAGTAATTAAATTATCTAATTGCTTATCTTTAAAAATATATCCTCCAAAGGAATCAAAAGACGGCTTATTATTCAGAACCTCTTCATCTACTTTTGTCTTAGGAATAAAAGAATATGCTTTATCATAATTCATAAATCCAAATGCTTTCTGAGCAGTGCGCTTTTTAGCATAATTACTGAAATAATCTTCTACTGGAGAAATATCCTTTGATAAAATATTACTAACTCTAGCTGCTGCCTCCTCTTTTCTTCCAGCCGCGAATTCGGCAGCAATTTGTTTTGATTGAGGATGTTTGCTTATTGTTGTTTTTATGAGATTTTGAAATTCTGGTAAATCAATATCTAAAGCAGTAGTTGGCTGACCTTTAGGGCTTAGTTTTAGTTGGTCAAGAGCTTTAGCAGCTACTTCTGGAGGTATCGCTTGTTTCGTAACTTCCTCTGCTGTCTTTTTATTAAATAAATTCTTTACGGCAGAAGTTCCCTTACCAATTCCCGCACCTACAAGAGATATTGTGCGGCCAATCAAGGGGGTGAGAATTGCTGCAATTGCAGCACCTTTTGCAGTTTCTAAAGCTCTATTACCTAAACCAGCCTCTTCTTGTGGAGATAATGCGCTACTTGTTGCACCACCCACTACGCCGCGCGCTGACAATCCTACAATCGGAGCAACTGCTTTAGCTGCCGTTCCAAGTGATGCAACTCCTTCAGATACTAATTTTCCAGTAGTTGATCCAGAAGCTAAAAATGGAATAATCTTTGTTATTTCTTTAATAGCCTTAAATCCAAGAGGTTTATCAGCTTCTGAAGCATTTTTTGCTTTCTGTTTATCAGCTAAAACTTGAGAAATATCTTCGGAAGTAAGTGATTGGATTTGCTCTCTTAAATCAGGTCTCACCATCGACAACACTTTTTTAGCTCCACTAGAATCAAATCCTAAGTCAGCAGCAGCCTGATAAATACCAGTGCCTAAATCCTCGGCTCCTGAATAAAGGGCGCTAATCATTGTTTTAGCATCTTCTGACGCACTTCTTCTGTAAGGTTTTATTTGCTCTTGGAAAGATTGAGGCTTTTGGGCTGCTTGTTGTAACGCAGCAGGGGCTTGTTGAGCAAGTACTTCTTGTGGGCTAATACCATTTTTTGTAACAAATTCATCAACAGCAAAATGTATTTGATCCGAAGTAGTTCCTTCTGGAAAAGTTAATTTTTGACCTGTTTCTAAAGTTACTGTAGGCATTAGTTGCTTACCTCGTAAGATACGCCGTTGCTAGAGGTAAATTTACCTGAAGCGGGGGCTTCAGGATTATTTGATGGAACTTGAGGTGCATATTGTTGAACTTGCGAAGGCAACTTCCCAGCTTTTTTATTATACAAATTAATCACATTATTAGAAGATTTGTCAGAAATGTCTAATATTTTTCTAATTGATTTATCTGACAATGTTATTTCACCAGCAGCCATTTTTGTGGCATAATCTCTATCCCCATCAGATAATCCAGTGCCAGAACCAAATTGTTTAATTTGTCTGCCAACTTCTTGCGCTCTTAAAGCTGTAAATGCTTCTGTATTAGCAATAGGATCGTCATTTAAACTTATTCCAGCAGTTTGTAAGCCCTTTCCTAAAGCAAGTTTGTAATTCGCGCCAGAGCCAGTATAAGCCCCGCTATCTAACAATTTTCTAGCGTCAACGTTGTTAGTTAAAGTCATGTTGGCTTCGTCAGCTTTTTCGCTTAAATCAATTAATTTTTCAGAAGATTTTGAAGCTAAAGATTCACTTTGCTTTTCTGCGCCTTTGATACTAGCTTTTGATTCTTGGTATCCTGATATTGGAGTAATATTGCCCTGAGAATCATAAGTTACTCCTTGAGCTGTTAATCCTTTAACTGCTCCAAAAGCAGTTTTATAATCAGAGCCAGTTTCTTTTTGATATTGACGAATCAAAGCACCTGTGGCTCCACCACTTGCAGCAGAATCAGGAGCAAAAGAGGATTCTTTTCTAACCGCCGCTTTATATGTTGGAGCATCAATTAATCCAGCTTTGTAATCAGCCGCTAATTTACCAAACGAACTTTGTGGTTCTGCTGTTTTAAGAGAAGCCTTTATTGTTTCTAAAGTATAAGCTTGGCGTGTTTCTGGTGATAGAGTTGAAGCAATATCAGCTAAATGTGGAAATTGTTTTCCGAATTGTTGTTGCGAGGATAATTCTTGCTCGTTTAAATCTTTCTGCGCTCTGTATTGAGTAAAAGCCCCAACGCCAGCAGTTGCTAATTGTGCGGCTAATCCGACACCTCTGGCTTGACCACTTCCGAAATTGGAAGAGTCCATTGCAAATTTAGAGATTTCTTGCCCTTGCAATAATGCGCGTTGACTAGGAGAAGCATCTAAATAAGATTGTGATGTGGTTTTACCTAAGGCTTGTGCGAGTAAGCTTCTGTCAACAGCCATTAACGAATCCTCTTAAATTCCACGTCGACCTTAGAATAATCAACGCTTAGGAATCCATTATCGTCTGACAGAACAGCCTCAGGATTGCTATCTAGCAAGTCTTGAGCCATCACACCTTGGAATACTCCTTCACCTATTTTTTTATTTTTATACTCAAATTCATAAATTGCAAGACCTTTTTCACTTGTTCCAATCTTTTTTATGTTTTCTTTTAGATTAGCGTCTGAAGCTGCATATTTAGCACCACCAGTAATTCCAGCACTTCCTAAAGAACCTAATGCTGCATATTGAGCATTTCTATTTTGTTGTTTTAGCTGTTTAGACAACATACTTTGTTGTAATCCAGCTTGTCTATTGAATTGAATCCCCATTTGCTCCGCATTAAATAAATCTAAGCCTTGGAAGCCATTACCTTGATTTTGCGCAAAAGAAGCACCTGCGCCAACTTGTGAACGACCAAGAAGAGAGGCAATTTCGTTAAATCTTTGCCCTCTTACTGCTTCGCTTGTTTGAATTGAAGCTTGACTTAAGTCTGTATATTGACGAGCTATTGAATCATCTAATCTATTCATTGCTTCATTATATCCTTCAGAGCCAGCAGGAATGCCTTGGTCTGCTAGTTGGGTTGCTAAATCTCTTCTTTGTTGCTTTACAATTGGGTCGATTTGAGCCTTGCCACGATTAAAAGTAGCGTCTTGAATGGCTTGACCGTCATTTGAGAAATCACCACTTAAAGAACCACTTAATTGAGCTGCTAGACCTTCTTGGCGGAGCCTTTCCGATTTGGTGAAGTCGCTTTCATTTAGCGTAGTTGTGTTAGTCAATGGATCATAAGATTGCCCACCTTGAGGAGTTGAAATATTCGGATTATTTAATAATAAATCTTTTTGTTGTTCGGGACTTAGATTTCTAAACAAATTTGCAGTTGTAACTTGTTCTGGTGTATAAGGATTTCCTGTAGATGGGTTAGTACTATTTCCATACCCTGTAGCTCCCGCACTATAAACATTTCCTAAATTCTTGCCGTAAGCACTTAAATTGCCAAATTCTCCTGTAGCAGCTCCAAAAGTTGCTGCCCCTGCTACACCTTTCGCAAAATTTTTAAAACTAAATCCCATTTCCTACCTATAAAATATTGCTTACAGTCACGCTGTAATCCGTTCTATACCAATTCAATTGCTGTCCATTTAAGCTGGTCTTAAGTCGCATTCCGACATCAACACCTTGTCCAGACGAAATAATTAAGTCATTGCGCGTTAATCCTTCAGGACTCCACAATGCCACATCCCAATAACTCACATCCCAAAAAGAACCGCTTGCTACAGAAGAATTTACATTTTGACTAGTTTCTTCTTTACCATAATCGAAATTGACAATAGTATTGATTGCCACAGTTCCATCGGCTTTGATTATATTTCTAAAAGCATTTACTGTTTTTTCCTGTGGGCTTCCAAGGTTTGAGTAAGCGGCTTGAACATCGCAAACAATGTAATTAGAATTGTCGCTAAAACCTTCATCCGCTTTGTAAACTTTACCATTTCCACCAAAATAAATATTGTTGTTATAATTACCCCAAGTCACCGCATTCATGCCTGTAAATTTTGTTGCAGCACCCGTGATTGTATTAATTACATATTGAACATAAGTTTCGTTCGTTGCCACAGGCACATTAATCATAAGCCAGCCACCTTTTGGATAAAGAACAACTTCCCAGCCATAATTTGAAGCGTAAGAATTTACGGCATCAATTGCAGCGCCAGATAATTTGCTTCTTTGCGTTACTGCGCCATCATTTTTAAATACTTCTGAAAAAAAGACAAAATCTTGATCGGTAATCATCATAATATCGCCTGCAACCTTTTTAGCTCCTCTTATTGCAATTGGACGACCTATTTTATAAGTTCCAAGCAAAGCCCAAGTTGCAGGGTCTGAACCTTGATACAACAAAACATCACCAGAGGACATAAGAAAAACAGCATAATCATCAACACCATTGCCGCCGTCTAAATTCCAAGTCATCATTGAAACAAGGTTGCCACCAAAAGGAGCTACACGAGAAAGTTGAAACTTGGTAAAAGTGCCACCGATTGCATTTGTTGCGCCATACCAAACATCTTGTGCGTTGGAAGACCAAACATAAACGCGGTTTTTATGCACATTAATCCCATCTAATTGGCTAACAGTCAATCCACTTCCTGAAATTGTACTTGCTGCTAAAGTAGTGCCGTCAAAGGTTTGTGGCGTATCTGCGCCATTAACCATGATAACATAGGCGTTAAAATTAGCCCATTGCCATCTAGCATTTGTAAATCCAGTGCCTAAACTAACTATTGAGGCAGGATTTGTAATATCATTAATTTGGCTACTGTTGCAACAAATAAACTTGCGGGTTGCGCCAGCATTGTATTCTATAAGTGTCTCAATGTAGCCACTTAAACCAGTAGCATATTCTGTGAAGCCTTTGCGAGTAGAAACTGAACCTTGGGATGGAAACCAATTCTCCATTATTACTGCATCAGTTGGCTCCATAGCACTTTCTGAATCTCTAGTATTCAAACCGCCTGTTGGAGCAGGAACATTTGAACGTAGGGCGGAACCGCTTCTTTCTTGCCCTAAACCAAGATAGTTTGAGTTTTGGTTTGATTCAGTCGAAAGTCTTGTGCTTTTTGTAATGTTTAAAGGCATTATGGAGCTACTATTAATTGTGGGTATCCAATTTTAACATCAAAATTGCTATAGTTGTGTCTAACTTTGCGTCTTGCGCCGTTTACTCTTACACGTTCTGCAATTGCATTGTTTGCCGTCCTTTGTTCTTCTGCGTAAGGGCGACCATTCTTTTCTAGCCATCTCCAAGTTGCATCTAAACGCACAATATATGGATCAATTACTGGAACATCGGTATCAGCAAGCCAAGTTGTTTGACCAACTTCAACAGAACTATTAATAATTAAGTTGGTGATGTATTCGTAAATGTAAGAATTTACAGAAGCGGGAATTGGAAAAATTAAAGTCTGGCCTTGGCGTATTCTAAAATATTCAGTTGTTGCGCCACCAGAAATGGTTGAATTTTTAAGGATGCGCCATTCTTCAGGAGTCATCGGACCTTTTACAGGCCACATTTCATCTTTATTCCAAAAAGTTTCATTTACAAATCTGTCAAAATCTGATGGCAAATCATAGCCTTCAGTTGCGCCTACTGAATTAAATGTTTTTTCTTTTTGTAATTCTTGCCATTCATAAGAACGTGCAAGTTCAACCATCGTCACATTCAATACTTCGAGAATCTGATAGGCAACATCTTGAGTATTGCCAATAATAGACATTGGAATGCTGCTATTCTTAGTTTCCCTTAGAATTGATTGTGCAATGGTTAAAAGTGTCATTTACGCCTCTAAATTAGTTTCTTCTTTTACTGCTGGTTTTCTGCCTTTTTTAGGAGCATTCTCAAGCGCAGCAATATCTTCTGCTTTTACTTCGCTTTTAGCAGCTTCAGCAGCAGCTAATTTCTTTTTAAGTTCTTCTATTTCAGCTTGTGGATCGTAAACCACAGCATTTTTCAAGGCTAAATATTTGTCATAAGCTCTTGTGTATAGTTCGGTTTCAGAAACCCAGCGGACATCATCGCCGTCAATAACTCTGTCTTCTCTAACTGGTCTAATAACAACAGTGGTTGAGTCAGCAGGGATTTCAATATGGATAAAAAGTTTTACAACCTCATCAGAGCTAATTATGCGATCTTTATTGTCACGTTTTACATTAACTTTGCACAATCTATCAAAGAAGGCTACTTTAAGAGCGCCATTTTTACTGAGAACTAATTGCGAAGGTTTAACATCTAAAACTAAGTTATTCATTTTTTTTGTTTTTTTAATTAATAATTAGAGGGGGTTTTTTATGCCCCCTCCTTTTCCTTAAAAGATTAAGCGGCTACGCCGTCATCCATAAAAGGATAGCTAATTTCTAATTCAGCCAAACCAGTTGAAGGGGTGTCAATAGCAGAAGCGCCTTTCATGCACTTCACTCTATCGCCAGCCACAACAGCATCGTCGATTGAACCAGCGGTAGCTGTAGCATAACAATTGGCGTTATCAGCAAAAGCCGCCAATACTTTACCAACAGCTTTGCCATAGATTTGATACCAACCGTAGCTAGACGCTACATTGATTGACATTGATACAGCTACTGGATCGATTGCGTTAGCAGCCAATAAAGCAGTTGAAGAATCATCTGAAGAGAAAGTTACAACGCTACCGAGAACGGTAGAAGCAACGCCTTTCAAGTAGATAAATTCACCTTCACCATAAGCGGTAGAGGCAACATCATAAGCTCTAACTCTAGTGCCTAGTGGCAAAAGTTGAGTTGTAGAAGTTTCGTCAATAGCTTGTGGAATCACTAAGCTATTGACAGCAACAAATTTAGACATATTTTAAATCCTTTTAAATTAAATTAATTAAGCGTGCATAACGCCGTGTACTCTAGCGTTGTCAATGGTCATGTTACCAGTGAAAACGATTGGAGTCACATAGCAATTTTGCTGTACTGGACGCATAGTTTCGCCTACTTCAAGCAAATCTTTTCCTAAGTATTTCAAGAAAACGTGATTTGTATTGATAAAGTACGCATGTGAAGCAGGGCATTCAGGATCATAAAACACGTCAGCATTTTTGTACTTGTAGCTTGAAAAGCCTAAGGCACCAATGGAAGGGTCAGTGATACGTTGATTAGTTTGTAATGAAGTCTCGAAGTATTCGAAATACACAGAGTCAGCAGCGATCAAATCAGGTAATTCA